GCCTTGACGGTGGCATCGTTGGTCACCCACACCGCGTTCTTGCGGTACGGACTACGAAGCGCATAATACAGGTCGATGACTTCGTCGGCATTCAGGGCGGTTGCGGAAGCCGCGTTGACGCCGATCTGTGCACCCCCGGTGGCCGCGAGGATACCCAGGGGCTTGCCAGAGCCGTCCCCGGTGAAGAAAGCCGCCTCTTCCTTGGCTCCGATGCGGCGGGCGAACTCGGTGGCGATGTAAGACTCGATATTGAACACGCTGTCGTTGATCAGCTCCTCGGATACCTTGATGATCGTACCCAGCTTGTAGGCGCTGATGGTCACCTGCCCGAAGCTGTCGTCGCTCTCCGGGTACGTTCCCTCCTCGTCGATCCATGCCGCCTCGCCCTTGGAGGCTGAAATGGGAATCTTACGATCGCCGCTGGCAGTCTGGATGATCCTGGCGATCGAGCGGAACAGGTTCTCCTCCTCCAACGCTGTCACGAGGGTGCGTTCGAACTCGTCGGGAACCAGGTAGCCGCCTTCGGTGTCGGTTCCCACCTGCAATGCGTTACGCAGTTCAGGTGCGTTCTCCCGGCGCCTGAGGTGGTTCCAGAATGCCCTCCTATACTCGTCCGAAGCGCGTCCTGCTTTCTTCTCAGTCTTCTGTGCTCCATCGGGGCGGCTGGTGATGGGAGAGCCTACGTGCGCGTTCAGCTCACGCTCGAACGCCTCTATGCGCTCCTGCCGTTCGATCTCGTGGCCCAAATCCACGATCTCCTCTTCCATACGTTCGTAGGTGGTGGTATCCTCGGCGCTCAGGATGCCCTTGTCGTTGCGCCTGGAGTCGAGGAATGCCTTCGCCTGTTCCCAGGTCTTCGCGCGCTGTGCACGCATGTCGTTGATCTTTCCCATTGTGTCTTCTCCTATTGGGGTTTGATGAGATTCAGTCGTTTCTCGAGCTCGCCAAGGGCGGCTCTGCCTTCCTCAGGTGGCTCCTGGTCCTCTGTGATTGCATATGTTTCGGTGATCTTGTTCATCAGCGAGAGCTGCGAGGTGCGCATCGAGAACGCATACGATGCCTCATTGGACGCTTTCTTCGCATCCTCGAGGATCTCATCGGCGAAGCCCAGCTCGATGGCCTTCTTCGCGTTCATCCACGTCTCGTTGTCCATCAGGTGGCTGATCTTCGCCCGGGTGAGGGTCGTCTTGATCTCGTAGGCGTTGACGATGCTTTCCTTCACCTCATCCAGCATGCCGATGGCCTTCTGCATGTCCTGGTGGTTGCCATAGGCGAGCGTCATGGGATTGTGGATCATCATGAGCGCAGTGGGCGCCATGAGCACCTTCGTGCCCGCCATCGCGATGACCGAAGCTGCGCTCGCTGCGATCCCGTCGATCTTCACGGTGATAGCTCCCGGATAATCCATGAGCATCGCGTAGATGCGACTCGCTGCGATGCAATCCCCACCGGGGCTGTTGATCCACACGGTCACCTCACCGCTGTCGGCGATCAGCTCATCCTTGAACTGCTCGGGGGTGACATCATCATCGAACCAGCTCTCCTCGGCGATCGTGCCCGAAAGCTCAAGGATTCTCGCTCTACCTTCGTCTCCGCTCTGGTTTTTCCATTGCCAGAACTTCTTGTTCTTCATTACTCTCCTCCTGGGATGTGTCCGTAAACTTGTCTGCGAATGCCCCTGCCCGAGAGAGGGGGAGCATGTTTCCGTTGATGAGGTAGAGGTTTCCTCCGTCCTCGTCGGTAATGAGATCCATGTCCTCCAGAGAGCGGATATCGTTGGCGCTCATCCATCCGTTCTGGCGTGCGGTGGCATACCCGCCCATGCGGCTCTGGTAGTCGCCACGCAGCAGTCCCTCGACGTTGAAGCGGAAGAAATGCGTCTGCTTCTCATCAGATGACAACAGTGCACGCGAAAGCGCCTGCTCCCAGCGGATGACCCACGGGTCGAGGGTGTATTTGACAAACTCCAGCGACTGCTGCTCGATGTTGCTGAACGAGGACTTCTCCAGGTCCCCCACCATGTGCGGGGGGACGCGGAAGATGCGTGCGATCTCGTTGATCTGGAACTTGCGTGTCTGCAAAAACTGCGCCTGCTCAGGTGAGATCGAGATGGGGGTGTATTTCATTCCCTCTTCGAGGACGGCGACCTTGTGCGAGTTGGACGAGCCGCCGAACTGGCCCTGCCATGTATCTCGCAGGCGTGTGGGATCCTTCACAGTTCCCGGGTGCTCGAGCACCCCGCTCGGGGCGGCCCCGTTGGCGAAGAACTTCGCCCCATACTCCTCGCAGGCGATCGCCATACCGATGGCATTCTTGGCCATCGCAATCGGCGAGTAGCCCACCAACCCATCAAAACCAAGACCGGGTATGTGCAGTACCTCGGAGGCATCGAGTACCACCGAGTTTCCCTGCATGGTGGGAGCGTCCTCGGCGCTGGTGGTGTACTGATAGTAGAGCCGGCCGCTCTTGTCGCGGTCGACCTGCATGCGGTTGGGCATCAGGGGGTACAGCGCGGCCACCTGGCCCTTGCCGTTTCGGATGATCTGCGCATACGCGTTGCCCCAGAGCAGCAGGTGGGTCATCATCGTCTCGCGGAAGACGAAGCTGGTCATCTCCGCGTTGGGCTCGCTGTGCAGCAGGGTGTACAGCGGATGGTCCTTCGCCTTCTGCTTGCTCGAGTTTTCCCCATGCCGGTACAGGTGCAGCGGCAGCCCTGCGATCGCCTCGGCCAGGATGCGCACGCAGGCGTAGACCGCCGTCATCTGCATCGAGGATCGTTCGTTCACCGCTTTGCCGGATGTCGAGCCTCCGAACAGGAAGCTGTATGAGGACCCGCTGGTCCTGTTTTGAGGCTTGCTTCTTGTACGGAACAAACCGGTTGCGATTTTCATATATCCTTTCTCCATTTTTGTGTGCTATTCTTATTTAAAAAGGAATCGCAGATGAAAAAATGTAGTACAATTGCAGTTTTTGCTTTAATTTGTTGTCTTTTTAGTGGTTGTGTTTCATCTAATGTAATTGGTAATAATGAATTATACTTACCAGAAGATACAGTGTTCTATATTAATACCATTGGTGACGACCTAGGGGTCTACAGGAGTTTCCAGGAAGTACTTGATAGGCATTCGATAAACCATAAATTGGTGACAAGCATTAACGAGGTGCCTGATCTAGCGCTAAACGAGTCTTCGGGTACAGCATTCTTCATTGCTCCTGACATCTTGGTTACAAATGCGCATGTGATTACCGATGATGAGGACATTGTTTTCGTTAAGGACGGAGTAGAAGAGAAAGCGGAATTGCTATACAAAAACACCCAGAATGATCTGGCTTTCTTGCGAACCAGGCCGTTTGATATTCCATATTTTCGATTAGCGAAGCAGTCAGAGTATGATATCACGCAAGCCATATATGTACTCGGTTATCCATTGTCTGACATCCTCGGAAATGAGATCCGAGTGACTAACGGAATCATTAATTCCCTGTCCGGAATTGGTGGGGATTCCAATAAATTCCAGATATCAGCTCAAATTCAACCAGGCAATAGTGGAGGACCTGTTATCGATGACACTTATAGTGTGGTTGGTGTTGGAAGTTCAAAAATTTCTGATAGTTATATGATATCAACGAAGAACACCATTGCCCAGAATATCAATTTTGCCATAAAGAGTAATATTGTTGCACTCTTTGGTGAAGAATACCTTAATCCCAATGTAACAAACTATGTTAACTCCATGAATGAGGCAATCAAGGCAACAGTTAAGGTTTCTAGCACCAGCAACCGCGATCAAGAGGCTGAGTACTACTATGTAGAATATAGCTTCGTTGCTTCTTGGGATGTTATACACTACACAGCAAAATCAATGTCTATGAATTGCTATGATGTCGGGACTGGGGATCTTGCCGCAACTACAAATCAAAACTATTTTTCGTTTTCGAGCATTTATGCCATTGCTAAAAATCAACTGGAGAAGATTCTGATGCAACTTAACTGACTCTAATCTTCCATGGACATCTCCTAATTCCTAGATGAAGAGGATGCCCCTCTGCTCGTAGACCGATTCGCTCACTTCGTTGCCGCACCTGATCGCCCTATCCAGTGCCATGATCGCAGCCACCGCACCGTCGATCTTCTCGGTGGACTTCTGCTTGTCGGGCTTGATGTTCCCCGCCGGGTCGGTGCGGATGAAGATGTTGTCCACCATCCAGCGGAGCACCGGGTGACCCGCATGGGCGAAGGTGCGTTCGAGCACCAGTTTCATCAGCTCCTTGGTCGGCGGGCTCATATCCTTAAAGCCCTGGCCAAAGGGCACCACGGTGAATCCCATGCCCTCGAGGTTCTGCACCATCTGCACGGCTCCCCAGCGGTCGAAGGCGATCTCGCGGATGTTGTATCTTTTGCCAAGATCCTCGATGAAGGCTTCGATGTACCCATAGTGGACCACATTGCCTTCAGTGGTTTGGATGAACCCTTCGCGCTCCCACACATCGTAGGGTACATGATCACGCCTCACGCGGAGATCGAGGGTCTCCTCGGGAAGCCAGAAGTAGGGTAGTACCGAGAACTTATCGTCCTCATCCCGGGGTGGGAACACCAAGGTGAAGGCGGTGATATCGGTGGTGGACGAAAGGTCGAGTCCCCCGTAGCAGACCCTTCCCTCCAAGGCTGCCCCGTCCACCGGAAAGTCGCACAGGTCCCACTTCTCCATCGGCATCCAGCGGATGGCTTGCTTGACCCATTGGTTGAGCCGAAGCTGGCGGAAGCTGTTCTCCTCGGCGGGATTCTGGCGTGCGCTGTCGCAGGCAGCCTTCACCTTCTCCAAGGCGATGGTATGTCCCAGAGAAGGATTGGCCTTCTTCCAGGTCTTCGGGTCGGTCCAGTCGTCGTTTTCATCAGCCCCATAAATCACCGGGTAGAAGGTCTTGTCGCATTTTCTACCCTCGAGAATGTCCTTGGCCTTCTGGTGCTGCTCGTAGCAGATCGAGTGTTGGTCGGTTCCCGCGGTGGTGATCAAAAAAAACAACGGTTGGGCACGCGCATCGCCCGAACCCTTGGTCATCACGTCGAAGAGCTTGCGGTTGGGCTGGGTGTGCAGCTCGTCGAATACGACCCCGTGGATATTGAACCCGTGCTTGGAGTAGGCTTCGGCGCTCAGCACCTGGTAGAAGCTGTTGGTCGGCTGGTACACGATGCGCTTGGTGGCCGCGAGTATCTTCACCCGGCGGTTCAGCGAGGGGCACATGCGCACCATGTCGGCCGCGACCTCGAAAACGATCGAGGCCTGCTGGCGGTCGGCGGCGCATCCGTAGACCTCGGCGCGCTCCTCGAAGTCGCCGCAGGTCAGCAGCAGCGCCACCGCGGCGGCGAGCTCGCTCTTACCGTTCTTCTTGGGAATCTCGATGTAGGCGGTGTTGAACTGCCGGTATCCGTCACTTTTGACGATACCGAACAGGTCGCGGATGATCTGCTCCTGCCACGGTAGTAGCAGGAAGGGTTTGCCCGCCCACACGCCCTTGGTGTGGCGCAGGCTTTGGATGAATTGCACCGCCCGGTCGGCCTTGCTCTTGTCGTAGGTCGAGTCCTTGGCCATGAACGGCGTGGGTGTGTATTTCTTCAGTTGTTTCATGGCATTCCTGGTGATATGAAAAGAAGACCCCGGAGGGTCTTCAGTGTCGGATGGTTTGGGATGTCAGGCTCGGAAAATCATTGGGTATGCTCCGAAGTGTACAACACCGCCTGCTTGAGGATCTGTTCGTCGAAGCCGCAGTCGCGGTAGCCTTCGAGGATGGTCGCGTAGTAGTACGCATCCGGCATCGCCAGAGGAGGGCCGGCGTTCATGACGTAGGCCATCGCCACCAACTCGTACCCGTCGAGGTCCACCATCAGGTTCTTCTTGCGATACAGGTGCGGGAACCCCTCGTAGCGGTCCAAAGCTTTCTCACATTTTTCGGTGATCTCCCACAGGAGCACCGGGACGCTCGAGTTGCGCTTCATCTCGATGGTGGCCACGCCGCACTGGCGGCCTCCCCGGAACAGTAGCCGGTGATCTTGTATCGTGGCCGATCCGATCACCGCCGCATCGGGACACCGGTAGGCCATCTGTTCGAGGTTCAGGTTGCTCCCATAGGCCAGATAGACTTTCTTCATTGTTGCTGTACTCCTTGTCATTGTTCTTCTACCACCCCAAGGGCGGTCATCCCGCCCCCAAATTCACAAGAACCCGCCCCTTCAGGCGGCGACACGCCTGCGCCAAGCGGCGCTTCCTGTGAGGCGCTTGGTCAGGTGTTCGCGGCAGGCTTTGAACTCGTCGCCGATGAGGCCGAGCCGGTTGAGGTAGGTGCGCATCGCGAACTTCTCGTTCTCGGCCTGGGGCTTCTTGGTGCTCGCCGAACTCTGCGTCAGCGCCTGGTTGTTCAGCGCGAGGGCCAGGACTATGTAGCTGCGGACCTCTCCGGCGTGCAGCGTGCTGTTGAAACCGCGCAACTCGACGGTTCTGTGGCCGTGGAAGAAGGAGTGCAGGTTCAAGAAATGGTAGCGGCTGCCGTGGTAGTGCGCGTCCCGGCTTCCGTTGTAGGGCGCATACCAGATGTCTTCGATCGACGCGAAGCTGGTGGGCTTGGCGCGATTCATGGTCGTCACCAGCTGCTCGTCCATCCTCTTGCAATACCGTGCCCGGCTGGCCTCAATGCCAAGGGCTTTATAGAAGAGGTCGTTTCGGGCGTAGATGATGTTCACGAAGTTGCGGATCGAGCGCGGTGTGTGATCCGCCCCGTCGAGGTGGATGTGGATGCCGCAGGAGCTGTTGGTGAAGGCCCCGGCCTTGCGAAGGGCCCGGACGACCTCCTGCAGCCGTTCGATATCGGCCTCGTAGGTGAGGATCGGGCTGACCAGCTCGACGCTGTACAGCCGCGATGCGCTCACCTTGGTTCCGCGGACCCTGGTCTCGCACCGGATGGAGCCGTCGTAGGTGAACTTCCAAATCCGTCCGTCGGAGGCCTTCAGTTCGTAGGTGTCGTAGTAGGATCCACCGTAGAGCAGCTCTCCACCGAGGACCGTCTGGGCAGCCAGAGCTGCGTCCTTGCGGGTGATGCCTGTCATCTCTATCTCAATTCCGAACCGTGTCGCCTTGTCCATGCCGTCCATCCCCCTTTGGTGTGTGTTACTTCGTACTGTAGTAATCACTTATAAGGGGATATATAGCAAGTGTATATATGCAAATAAGATACACTATTTTGCAGGTATCTCTTCGTCCAGTTTTCGCACCATGTCGACCCCCGGAACCACTCCCAAAGTCGAGCCGGTCTGCCAGATAACGTGTATTGTTCCGGTATCGTCGACGTGCATGACTTCTCCCTTGGTGCCCTTAGGCGGTGCGTGCCGGTCATCCATGCTGACCAATTCGATCGGGCATCCTTGCGGATACTGTGTCCTGAGCACCTCGACCCGTTTCCTATTGATCCCATCCATATGCATCCTCCGTGTCGGTGTGCATTGATCGCTCAACTTTGCATGAATAGCAAGTCCTATGATTCAGGGTTTCGCCAAAGCATCCAGGATGAGTCGCATCTGGCGCAGGTATTGGTCATAGTGGTGGGCGAACAATGGGAGCTCGTTCTCACCATAATCCAGCAGCGCATCGGCATCCGCCTCCGGTATGCCGTACAAGCCGTCCCTGTATGTCCAGTTCAGCGTAGGGAAAGTCGGGATTGTCGGGGCCTCGGGAGCCATCGAGACCAGAACCTGACGATACGGGTCATTCGCCTCGACCGTTGGCACGCTCGTGCAGCCGGTTGAGGCGATCAAGACGGCCAGCAACATTACCAGATTCGGGAGGTTCGTTCTTCTCGGGCGGCGCCTCTTGTTCGATGGCGGTGATCTTCTGTTGCACTTCATGGATCTTCTCCAATTCCTTCTCTTTGCGTATCGCCGTATCCTGGGCCTTCTGGATATCCTTTTTCAGATCCTTGGCTTTGTGGGACTGGAATTTCGTGATACCCAGCAGCCCTAAAATGATGAGGATCAGCAGCTGCATGATGTCATTCATCGGCTTTCCTCTCCATGAACTTCTTCACCAGCGGTTTCCAGAACGCCATGCACGCAGGCAACTGCAACAGGTAGATCGCCACCGTGTACAGCACCACCAGATAGGGTGTGTGGTTCAGTTCCCCAACCGGTGTGGATGCCGGCGCAACCTGGTAGGTCACGAACGCAAGGCCTGCCGAACAGGCCAGGGCGACCAGCTTGATCTCATGTTCGCCCGCCCTGTCGTGACGAAGGCTCTTCTTGTACAGCTCCATCACCAAGCCCAGGAATGCGGCGAAGGCAAGCAATATGGCACTGAGGGTCATCGTTCGCCTCCCTTGGTGCCAAGCAACGACAGGAAATAATCGTCCATCTTCTTCTCCTGTTCCTCGCTCTCGCCGTTGATCTCATGGGTCCTCAGCGACTTGAATATGACCTTGTCATTCTCCAGGGCCATGACCAGACCCATCTGTATCTTGGTGATGGTGGTCTTGATCTCCTTGAGGTCCTTCGCATAGCACATTCGCTCGTCGCTTCTCTTGGCCAGCCGGTTGAGCAGCCACAGCACGATACCACCCGAGCCGAACAGGATCGCCGAGATCGTTGCGACCAGGGTGAGCTCATCCATCGTTGGCCTCCTGGAAGGCGACTTCCCCGTAGCTGTAGTCCAATCCATCGCGCTGCACGGACACACCCGAGGAGGATCCGACAAGCTCGATATAGCGTTTGACGATCACGTCGCAGTACTTCTCATCCAGCTCTATGGTGCAACAACTTCGCTCGGTCTGCTCGCAAGCGACCAAGGTACTGCCGCTCCCTCCGAACGGGTCGAGCACCAGCGTGTTGCTCATCGACGAGTTCATGATCGGATACGCGATCAGGGCAACCGGCTTCATGGTGGGATGATCAGTGTTCTTCTTCGGCTTGTCGAATTCCCAGATCGTCGATTCCTTGCGCCCTGTGTACCACTGGTGCTTTCCTTTCTTCTTCCATCCGAAGAGCACCGGCTCGTGCTGCCACTGATACGGCGAGCGACCGAGCACCAGCGACTGCTTTTTCCATATGCAGGTACCCGAGAGGTAGAAGCCCGCCTCGCTGAATGCCTTGCGGAAGTTCAGCCCCTCGGTGTCGGCATGGAACACGTAGATGGAGGCATCGTCGGCCATGTGCTCCGATGTGTTGGTGAAGGCATCGAGCAGGAACTGGGCGAAGGCGTCGCTTGCCATATTGTCGTTCTTGATCTTGCCTGCCGAGCCCTCGTAGTTGACGTTGTAGGGTGGGTCGGTGACCACCAGGTTCGCCTTGGCACCTGCCATGAGCAGTTCGAAAGTCTCGGCCTTGGTGCTGTCACCGCACACCAGGCGGTGCCTTCCCAGTTTCCACAGGTCCCCAGCTTTGGTGATCGCGGGCTTGTCCAACTCGGAGGCCACGTCGAAGTCGTCGTCATGCACGCCGTCGGCAAGCGAGTCCTTGAACAGGTCGTCGATCTCCGCTGGATCGAAACCGGTGAGCGAGATGTCGAAGTCCTCGCCCTGCAGCTCGGTGATGAGCAGGGCCAGCTTGTCCTTGTCCCACTCGCCGCTGATCTTGTTCATGGCGATATTGAGGGCTTTTTCCTTGTCCGTATCCAATTCGACAAGGATGCAATCCTCTTCGGCCACTCCCATATCCTTGAGTACGTTCAGCCGCTGGTGGCCGGATATGACGGTGTTGTCGTTCGCCGTGTTGACCACGATGAGCTCGACATAGCCGAATTGCTCGAGCGATCGCCTCAGCTTCTCATACTCTGGGTCCCCCTGCTTGAGTGCCTTGCGGGGGTTGTATGTGGCCGGATTGAGTTCCGACAGGTTCATCTTCTGGATTCTCATGGTGTGTTTCCTTTCAGGCGTGCTGTTCCAGCTCGTGTGTGAGCGCCTGCATATACCGCTCGCTCACCTGCTCCCATGCGAACAGCGCGTTGCCGAAATGGCCATAGCAGGAGGTGCGGTTGTATATCGGGCTGCGCAGTCCCAACTGCTCGATGATGTCGCTCGGTTTGAGGCTGAATACTGTGCGGACAGCCTTGGCAAGCTGCTCATCGTCGATCTTTCCCGTAGCGAAGGTGTGTACATTTACCGCGACCGGCTCGGCCTTCCCGATGGCGTATGAGATGGCGACTTCACATCGACTGGCCAACTCGGCACCCACGATGTTCTTGGCGACCATGCGTGCCATGTAGGCTCCGCTCCGGTCGACCTTGGTCGCATCCTTTCCGCTGAAGGCGCCGCCTCCGTGCAATGCCAAGCCGCCGTAGGTGTCCACCATGAGCTTGCGGCCGGGGAGGCCGGTATCGGCACCAGGGCCTCCCTCGACGAAACGACCCGACGGGTTGATGAGGATGCGCGTGCGCGCGTCGAACGGGAAATCCTCGAAAGCAGGGTAGAGCACCTTCCTGATGATCTCGCCCTTGAGGGTATCGAGACTCTTGTCGCGGTCATGCTGGACCGAGACGATGATCGCAGCTACGCGCTTTGGCTTGCCGTCTTCATACTCGATGGAGACCTGCGCCTTGCCATCGCTGCGGATGCCGATTATGGTTCCGTTCTTTCTGCACTTGTCCAGGATGCTGCAGATGCGGTGGGAGAGTTCAAGTGGCAACGGGATACCAGTGGGCGTCTCGTCGGTAGCATAGCCGTACACCGTGCCCTGGTCCCCGGCTCCCAGCTCATCCCCATTCTTGTCAGTGTCCCTGACCTCGAGGGCTGTGTCGACACCGCTTGCGATATCCGGACTCTGGTTGTGCAGGAACACGCTGATGGTGAATTCCTTGGGATTGTATCCACTTTCCGCAAGGGCGGTCCGTACGATCTGGCGTACATTGACCTTGGTGCGGCTGGTGATCTCACCGGCGACGATGATGCGGCCCCTGGTGGCCATGACCTCGCAGGCCACGCGCGAATATGCATCGAGGGACAGGCATGCATCGAGGATCGAATCGGCGATATAGTCGCACAGCTTGTCCGGATGTCCCTGGCAGACACTCTCGGAAGTGAGGTAGTGTTTCATGTTTGAATTCCTTCGGTTGTTTGATTGTTTTGCGCTACCGGCGTGCGGTGAGCAAGCGTTCCATCAGGTCGTCCTGGGGATTCGCCCCTTGGTACGTGGTGGCATTGTTCTCCTTCACGATCTGGAAGATCTGGTACCAGATCTGGTTCACCTGTTTCATGTATTCGCGGCTCATCGCCACGTATGGAGAAGCGATTGCAGCACCGGTGGTCGGGTGCTTGGCGAGGAAGCCGTACTCGCTGACGGCCATCTCGCACTGGATCCATCGCGCCACCGCCATCGCATATTGGCCGATGATCTGGCTGCTGACCAATTCCTCGCACCGTCTTGCTTTGAGCCAGTTCCAGGTCTCCTGGAAGACCTCGGCCGCATCGAGCTCGATACCGCTTTTTTGGATGACCGTCATGTAATACTTGACCTCAGGCATGTCCGCGCCTTGTAGCTCGGGAGCCTCGGGCAGTTGCACCACGCTGGCAGCCCTGCCTTCGTGGATTTTCTCTGAGAGAGCCTTGGGTTTCCTCCCTGCACCGACGCGGGCACCG